CCCTCAGGAAAGGTCCAAATAATTCCAGTTCCAACTGTTGCGGGAAGAGCAACTCGACGAAGGAAAGCAGTCGGAACCGTCGGCTTAGTATCCCACGCAAGAGCAGACTGAACAACACCACTTGCAAGAACATCATTAGGATCTTCAACAAGAAAGTCAACAGGAGTAGTAGGAGTAACACCTATTGCCTGAGGTCTTCCAAGTCCATAAACTGATGCAGTTGCAGCAGCGAGGAATATTCCAACTTCATACACTCTTACTCTACCCGGAGTTGCACCAGTACGAATTTCCCATGCACACTCTGTAGTAGTTCCATTTACAGTTCTTACACCAAGACTGAGTCTCATTTTAATTCCTCCTAAGAAAAAGTTACATTAATATTCTGAATACGCAGTATTTTCCCATCCGTTGTAGTCTTTGTTTCGCCAAAGTCTATATAGGAAATTACTGCATCTGCATACCCATCAGTTACAAGTGTTGTCGAATCATCAAAGATGATAGCTCCGGATGCTAGAATAGATCCACCCGCAGCTGTCCACTCTGCTTGACTCCAAGATAACATAGCATAATTACCTGAGTTTACAACAGTTAACGCAACACCACTAAGTGCTTGCCCACCTGCTGTATATCCTAAACCATTAGCAACTTCGTTTGCAATAACATCTGCGTAAGTGCTATGCGTATCAGGATCAAAGACAAAGGAAGTATTCATCAGAACAATCTTAAAGGTATCTGACAAACCAGTAATATTACCAGTAAGGAATAATCCTTTAGCTACATTTGGCATTGCACTAGCCATGACTTACTCCTTATGCTATACGAAATTCAATACTGCTAATCGTAGCAGTTCCTCCATCAGCCTGAGTCTGCTCTCCACCGAAGTCTATATAACCAATAATAGGATCAGCTTGTGGAGTTGTAGGAGTATCGTCAAAGATAATAGCTCCCGGCGTCGGTCCAATACTTCCACCACTTGCCGTCCAAGTTACATTCGACCAAGTAATTTCTGTTCTATCATCAGTGTCATCTTCCGTTACAGTTACACCAGTAAGTGTCTTAGTATTCTGCGTATATCCGTACCCAGTTGCGAGTTCACTTGCAGATACATCTGCGTATCCATGATGAGTATCTGCGTTGAAGGTAAATCCTGACTTCATCAGGATAATCTTAAAGCTATCATTTGCAAAATCTATAGCTTTAGTTGCCAAAAGATACTTAATCTTATTTGCTACTGTGCTTGCCATGTTATCCTCCTAACCTAGTTTGCGATTTCTCTTACAACGAAGATCAAGTTGATGATCTCTCACTATACTGATTCCAAGATGAACCATATTACTAATTCTATGAATAGCAAGAATTCCTAAGCAAACAATCATTACCTCCTTACACAAAAACAAAAACAAGACAAAAATAACAGCTACCCAAACCGACATACAGTATCCACAGTCAAGAAGATGCTGTTCTTTAGTCTTACTATACAACCAAGGTGAATGAATAATCAACCAGTACCGTAGTGGCTGCAAAGGACCAGCTTCTCTAATGAGTTGCACTGCTGCTTCAACTGCAACAGCAAAAATAATTATTCCGGTAATACCTTGTATCCACAAGCTCTGCATTTAATATACCCCTTTAGCGATCCGCAACAAGGCTTATATTGTGCAAGTTTCACTTTCATGCAAGCAGGACACAACTCGTCTAGTTCCTTTTCAACAGAACCTGGAATTTCATCCTTCTTGCTTGTCCTCGGTAACTTTGCTATCAGTTCCTTCAGATTCATTCTGCACCTTTAACTGGTCTTGCCACCATTCAAGACTCTCTGTTGAGTTCAGTACTGTATCACATGCTTTACTTCCACAAACAAGTTGAACTTTAATACCTTCTTTATTTTCAGGAAGAACTCTAAATAACATATTTGACCCGCATACAGGACATTTTGGTCTACTCTGTCCATTCATATACATAAATGGCTTATTACCAAAAACCTTCGTAGACAGCATAACAGCCCTTTCTTCTTTTGCTAATATGTCCTGATATGCTTGAAAGGCTTTTGAAATGTTTCCACCTGTTAAAGGACAAAATATCTTTCGTGCTCTTCCAATAGCTATTACCCTAGACTCAAATTCTTCTCTAGACAGCTTCTTCATATAAGTTCCTCTGGACAACAACCAGCTAATAGCAAAGCGGCTGTTCTGTTATCACATATTCCTGCACTTCGTGGTGTACTATAGCAAGGTTCTTCAGCCGCAAAAGCAATTCTTATTGCTTCAAGGGCAGTCCAACAATCATCGCAGTCTCCGCCATGACCACTATAACCATTATAATCACCTGTCCAAGTTAGTGTTCCAGTACAATCATAAGCCTTTACCCATCCGCCACAGACATAACCCAATCCCTGTGCAGAACAATTTCCACGTGTCCAGGTAAGATATGAATTATCATCCTCAGTACCAGTATACTGATTAACCGCAATCTGAAGAGTATCACAAGTTTCTCTATCTATAGACAGAGTTATTGTTGGGTTATCAGTACAGTTAGAATTTGACGATGGAGCTGTATATGTTACACTCATTCCAGACTCGGAGGATAAACTTCCACCACCAGACGCTATAGCCCAAACATAATCTCGCTCAGCCCAACCATCTACAACTGTTAATTCTTGATCTTCAAGAGGAGACATACTCTGTGTAGTATAACCTATCGACTCTCCGCAACAACCAGTTCCGCCAGTGTATTCATAAGGATGTTGATAAGTAACAACTACTCCGCCATCGTCAACCTCAAATTCAATCGTTTCAGTATCAAACATACAGTCGCCAACTGCCCAAAGATACTGATACATAGTATCATTAATCTTAGTCAATGTACCAAGTCCAGGACTTGGAGTTATTTCTGCACTGAGAATAGATCTGTTAAAAGAAAAGTTGAATCCTCCTGAAATACTTTCAACAGTAAAGACAGACAACGCATCATCAGGATTATAGTTCCTTGTCCAATAGCCACAAGGAATATGTGTAATACTGACTGGTGTCTTTGTCCTAGTCATTTTCCAAACAGGAGTACCACCTGCAGCTGGTGCTGACGATATATGATCTCCTTCGTTGTAGGTAGGTTTCTGAAAAACTTTCATACTAAAGTCCTAGAAATACTTGAGCACAAATAATCAGATAATTCGGTAATCTGGTACAAAACAGCACCAGTACTAACATCCATTACTGCTCCTTGATCAGATATATAGACTCCAAGATCTTCTAAAGCAGTTGCACACCAAGGAGCATACGTTGGAAAATCTCTTAATGGATCTCCAACAAGTGATACAGTAGTAGGATCTGTAATTGCACTAGTATACAAACCAGTATATGTTACTGGACCAGAATCATATAATTCAGCATATAAATTATCTGAAATCTTAACAACAGGACCTGCAGCATTACCATAGCCACCACTATCAAATTTATACTCTGTGAAAGTTCCATCGGCTTCTGCACATACACAGAAAGAATAATACATAGTTCCTGGAGCACCATCTATCCAGTATGTTGCTGGCACTATTACATTATATACACCAGAATAATCCACAACAGTAGCTATATAGTACAAATTAACAAACAGATCTACACTATGTATAATTGATATAAGTTTTTTATTCCAACTATTCTCAAGTGTACCAGTCGTATCAAACTGATTAAAGTACACATAAAGATTATCAGTTTCATTAGGAAACACACCCTCTGTAACTGTATCAGTATAAAGTATATACCATTTATCTGTATCTGGTACAACATACCCGTGCATAGTATTACTATACGAAGGAGATACCATAAGCACATAAGTACTAACAAGAGTTCCATCTATTGCTATCTTATGCGCATTTACATTAGAAAAGTCATCTTCAAATATAATGAACTGACTATTCTCTTTATCCCATCCTGCACCAACAATATAACCAGTAATACCATGAACCGCAGATTGCGTAATAGTATATCCGACAGCAGTTAAAGCAGCCAAATAAACTGTACCACCATTCTCAAATACAAGACCTTCTGTGTCTGTTACAGTAACAGGAACAGTAAAATCCTTAAACCAATATCCACAAGGATTATGCCGAGTAGTTACTGGTACACCAGTTCTATCAGTACTCCACACAGGACTTCCGCCAGATTCGACAGGAGATTTTGTAATCCTGTCTCCTTCATTATACCAAGTCTTATTCCAGTTAAAAAGTCCCCAATCAGGCATTAGCTCCAACTCCCTGTAATAGAAGTAGTCAAAGAGAATGCTGAACTACCAACAGAAATTCCTGCAGCAAGTCCACTAATGTCAGGTGAACCAATAATTACCTGCCCATTGAAATTACAGGCAGAAGAACAAAATGGAAGCGTTGCAGAAAGTGAATACGCTCTCGTTCCAGCATCTCTTGTAACTGCAATCTTTCCATTACTTAAGTAAATATATTCGTAGAAATCTACTGCCGTCCAAGTTCCTCCCGGATCAGATGCAGTATATTTAAGAGTCAATGAAGATCCATCCCACTCGTAAATCGTCTTCAGTCCGCAGACGATAATCATATTAGTGAATACAAACAACTGTGGAAACGGAAATCCATCAGTGATACTCGTTGTTGCAATCCTTGTCAAGCTATCAATAGCCGTCAATACACCATCTCTTCCAACAGCGCCCTTAGATTCAACAAGGTATTTGTTATCCCGCGGAGTTCTCTTCGATGGACGAAGTCCACTAGACAGTTGCTCTGCAGTAATAGTAAATGTAAAGTTTCCTGCTGCCATTACAGTACTCCATTATAATCGCGAGAAATAGTATCTACAACAGACGTAACATTAACATCTTTGCTTATCTCAATCCGTCGCTGAATATCAGGAACAGCTTGCTCGAGAATCTTCTCATACTCAAGTAAAGGATTCTTTCCTTCAATCATCTCAACAACGCTCTGAACAACATTTTTATGCTTAGCAAAGTTTGGATGTTTCTGATAGAACGCAGAGTTAATCTTATGCAACGCAGCATGGTTTGCCATAAGATTTCCCATAACTTCAGGAATCATAGCCAACACACGCTCAACCGCAGCATTGATGATCTCATTTTTCTCTTGCTCTGTAATCATTTTACTCTCCAAATATCATCATTCAAGAAAGGTCAATTTTTGACTCATTGTCTGATTAACGATATGCATCACTATTTATTGAATAGCCAGCTCCATATAAATCTCCACCAGGAACTATAATCGAAACAGGTTCAACTCGTCGAACACTATTCGCAATAATCAGATTATCATAGCTTGTCTTTGCTACTGCTGCAACTTCAGCTGGTACAGACTTCCCGTATTCCGGAGCCAAACGAATTGCTAGATTGTACACAATCGGCTCCTCGTAATACTCCGGAAATACGAGAGTGTCTGTGGTCAGCCCAAATGATCCAGTTTCAACAAAGGGTTTATAACTATCAATACAAAGCGATTCCGCTGCATCCGGCACAGGATAAGGATAAACATATCCAAGCGGATATAAGGCGTGATAGAACAGAGCATATGGTCTACCACTAATCGTCTTAGTTGAAATCGCTCTATACTGTCCCTCAGTAATAATCTCCACTGGATGAGAAACATTAGATGAATCTAATATATACGCTCCAGCAATAAGAGTTGGTCGAACTGAATTAAATGTTCCTCCACTTCCCCAAGAATAGGAAGCTGTTCCAGAAGATAAAGTAAATGTATCTTTTACTGTCGCATATACATTTACTCCAAGTGCTCCCCAAGCTCGAAGCATAGTCTGAAGCGCACTTAAAGCTTCTGCTTGTCGAGTAGTTTCAATAGTTTCTCCACTACTCAAAGCACCTATTTTTCTAAGACTCATACTTAGCAAATTAGATACTAACATTTATTTTAGTCCTCACACTATCTCCACAAAAAACTAATCAGTTTTTCAAACAAGACGACTACTACTGCCGAGATAAAGGCAATCGCCGGAAGCTTCTTGTCCCACTGCTTTTTCAGTAACAGTTCTCGACTGCCGTTTATAGCTTTCTTTGTTTCAATGTATGTCTCAATTCTCTGGAATCGAGACCCACAAGTACGGCGGGCAGTCTGAGTCTGTTCCTCTCCATCCTCCATCTCAGAACGTAGATCTTCAAAGCAAACCTTGATCATATCCTGAATATCCAGCTTCAACTGCAACAAGTCCGCCTTCGTAACCGCGTCGTCCGCCATTGCTGTTTCCTCCTGTTAGAGTCGTTTACTGTTATTCCATACCACCCAGATATAAAAGAGGTTCACTGCAATCAAGACGTAGGTCCACCAGTCGAAATCTGTGCAAACCGTAGCCCAGACCATAGCCAGACAGACGACAAACTTGATCCCTGAAAGTGCGACAAAGGGAGATGTCTTGTCCATCAGCCACTTGAGCAGCTTGTTCCCTTCCTGATTTCCTGGCTTCTTCAGAGCTTCCAAGGTTGTGTAGATGTCCAGAATCTGAAGGATCACGAATATCAGGAGGAGTAATTTATTCAGCATTTCTATTTCTTTTGAGAGTTCCATGCTATTCCTCTAAGGGTTCTAGCTTCCATTCCCTTAACTGCTTCATCTCGTTTCTGACCCAAGCGATCTTATTCAGGTGCCCAATCCAGAAGATAAGGTTCCTGATGAAAGACCAAACAGGCTTGGAGTAGTAAACTCCAATCTTACGGATGATGATTTGAAAAGTGGTCATGACAACACCTCTGCTGCTATCTCTTTTGCATGAGTTCTTAGAGCTTGATACGCCGCATATTCAGCCGTTCCGGGATTAGCCAGCTCGTTGTTTATCAGGGCGATTTCGGCGTCCTTGTTTCCGATTTCATCCTTGATAATCGCATCAATGATTTTAGCTCTTGTTAATTCACCTTCAATGGCGACATAGGAAAAGTCGTAACAAGTCCTTTTAGTTCCGTCCATTTCTTCAAATTCGGTTTCTTCAATGTCATAGCGCACATGGGTCTTCCCTGCGCTTTTAGTGATTGTTTCTGGATATGTATCTGAACCGTGTTTTATTTTCATATCATCCTCCTCAATGGGTTTCTCTGTTTAAGCATAAAACAGCACACTTCAAATAAGAGCTGAACCCTTAAATCAATGTATTTATTTACCAATGTTTTGCAGTCGCCAAACTTAAACCAGCCCCAATAACTCATAATTCCATTCACTATTGTCTGTTTATTAGAATAAACCCAGTTATTGAGGGCATAATCTATTTTAGTTTTGAATTTTTTGACTATAGATTTTCTCAAAAGAATGAAGTTATGGAAAAACCTGTACCCCAAAAAGTCAATCCCTCTGTCGTCAACAGGTGATATTTGATAGTTCTTTTTCGGTAGAAGCTTTATGTCCTTCAGAAAATTTATGATGGTTTTTAAAATCCTTCTCAATCTTTTCTTTCGATTAGCCAAAAGAACAAGGTCATCACAATACCTGAAATAGTATTTCACTCTGTGGTATTCTTTGATGAAATGGTCTAGGCTACACAAATACAGATTTCCAAAGTATTGAGAAAGGTAATTACCGATAGGAACTCCTGAAGTGGAGTCAATGATTTCATCTATCAGCCATAGAGTATCCTTGCATTTAATCTTTCTTCTGATGATTTGTTTCAGGACAGCATGATTTACCGACGGGTAGAACTTCCTTACATCCATCTTCAAACAATACTGCGTCCCCTGAACATCCTTTAATGCTTTCTTGACTCTCCTTGCCCCGTCATGCAGACCTCTGCCTTTTATAGAAGAATAAGTATCCCTGATTAAGGTTTTCTTCCATATAGGTTCAAGAACTTGCATAATACAGTGATGAATAATCCTATCAGGGAAATATGGGAGCTTGAATATTTCTCGTTCCTTTTGTTCAAACTTCCTTGTAAATACTTCATACTCCGAATTTCTAAATGTTTTATCCTTCAACATACGGTGAATTTGCTCAAAATAATATTCAGGCTTAGAATCAACCATAACTACCTCATCATAATGCTTTTTACCTTTTCTGGCGTTCTGATGAGCAAGCCTGATGTTATCCATGTCGTATATCTTTTCGTATAAATTTCCGTATCTTTTCATTTCACACCTTTTGTGTTTATTCGCCTCCGAGCCTTCGGTTTCCCTACCAACACGTATTGAGGCAGTCTTTGTTTTTCACCTAGCGGTGCGGTTGTGTGCTCTTATTTAAAAACATTTTGAATAAACATAAACGCCTGCTGATATTCCGATTAACATTCGCTAACACATTATTCGCATTCAGATAGAATGCTCCATCATTCGTGGTATTATTCGCATTACCTCCTGAATTGACTACGTGCCAACTGGAATCCACCGAGCACACAACCTTAAACATTTACATCACCTCCTTTGTAAGTATATGATATTATTTGCGTAACACCAAACGCCCGCCGAAATACCGAAGAACATACGCCAACACAGCAGCCGCATACAGACAGAACGCCCCATCAAGCGCGGCATTAACCGCACTACC